GTTTTTGCAATCCATTCACAAAACTTTTTTATTTCCCATATTTCTCCACCATTTGTTAGATCTCCACAGTGAATAAGAACATCTGCTTCTGGGATTGTTATCTTTTTGTGTTGATTGTGTGTGTCGGATATTGCTAGTATTTTCATTTGAATACCTCTCCTGTTGCTTCATTTTCACAGAAAGTGTATTCTTTTGCATCAAGCTGCGAAAACCAAACATAAACATTGTCATCACTTGTTGTATCACCTTTCCAAGCATCATTGTGTTTGATTGCTTGTGTTACCATTCCAAAGCTATTCAATAGTTCAGGATAATAGGGAAGGCGAGGGTGAAGGTGAAGGTGAGGGGGAAGGCGAGGCCGAGGCCGCAGGCGAAGGCGAGGTTTATATTCACCATCTTTTATAAGAAGCAGATCACCAACTTGATATTTCATTTTATTATCTCGCCGTTAAATTCGTCTTCATACATATAGTATTCTTTTTCATTAACTTGCGAAAACCAAGTATAAGCGTTGTCCTTTTGTGTTGAATGTTTTTTAAAAATATAATTGTGTTTATAAACTTTTGTGATAATCCCAAAGGTATTATCAAGATTTAAGGGCAGTAGTCGGCGAGAGTTTGGGAGAGATTCCACACGCACGTTGGGTTCCTGTCGAGGTTTATAATCATGACTCTTCAAAAAAACCAAATCACCAACTTGATATTTCATATATTTTTCCCTCAGAGATCAGAAATGGCAGTTAGCCCGTTACCATGCCATCATAGCACGGGCCGGGTTGTTTGTCAACCAATGAAACAGTTACAAATCTTTGAAATATAGATTTGCTTCGGCTTTCCTTCTATTGGTTAGTCCTTTTAATGCACTCCCAGAGGCTTTATTCCAACGCAGGAACTCGTTTCTAATGTTTGGGTCAGTTGGGTCGGTATTGATAAGTTTTAGCAGCGTAGAGGATTTTAAAGAGCCTATACCAACATTATAAGTAAAACAAACAAGAGCATCAAACTGATTTTGTGTAATATCATCTCTTACAAAAGCATCAACTGACTTTTCATAATATTGCAAGCTTTTCACAAGCATTTGAACTGCTCTATATTCAGTTATAACTGGATCTGTTTTTAAAACTCTTTTTTTGTTTTCATAATATGTTGCTCCGAACCCAATAGTTTGGGTAGGTTCGCTACATTCTTGTGGATCTAAACAAGCACCTTCGAACTTTTTTATAAGTTCTATTGCTTGTTCAGAAGATTTTGTTATTTTTTTTGCTATTTCTAGTTTTTGAATGGTTTTGGTTTTTATGTCTGACTCAATGCCATAAACCATCAAAGATAGAACTAACGCTATTTTGAATATATACATAGGTATATATTCATTTTATAGTTGGTAAACCACTTTTTGTTCCTGATTTATTGATTGTGAGTTTTTGATTGCGATTTTTATTTCTGCTCCAACTAACATGAACCCAACCACTTTGTGGATCTCCTGGATTATAGAACTCGCTTATAAGTTGATCGAACTCTAAGTTATTGGCAATCCAATATGCTAACTGTAGATTATCTACGCCAGCTATTTCAATATCTGCTGCTTCTCCATGAAGATGAGAACTGCTTTTTGATCCACCAATTGCTTTGTTTAGTTTTACACATCTGAAACCACTATTGACAGTAATAGGTTTTCCAAAGTGTGCTCGGATTTTTTCAAGCACATTTACACATAATGCTTCTAGATTTTCTACTTCTTCACCAATTGGTGTATTGTCAATACCTTTACGCTCACCGGTTTGTGACTTGGTCATTTCGGTTATTGAAAAGTGTTCTGATAGTTTCATTTTATTTCCTTTTTTTATAGAGTGATATCTATGTTATTACGAGGCTTGTCTTCTTCACTAAGATATTGCCACAAGTGCCATTTGTTTTGTTCTAAAACAATTAATGCTCTTCTTTGTTTAGAGATTCTCTCTGTTTTTAAATCCATAAACAAAGAATGAAGACTTGCAAGTAACACATTGAGAGTATATTTCTCAACAATATTTGTTAAGTCTTGTTTACAACTGGATATTTTTGAATTTATCATTTTTTTGATTTCACTCGTTCAGCAATTGTAACTAGCGCTGCAGCACAAAACCACAACGGTAAACTTGCTATTATTATACACATTCCTAAAAAATACATATTAATAAATAGTTTATTTTATTTATGTTTTTTTACATTTTCTGCAATAACAGCCAAAGCAACCATTATTAACCATAGAGGAATACTAACAATAAGGGTGCAGCCAAAAATAACTAAATTTATCGGTTCATTCATTTGATTGACAATCCTTACAAAGTGTCTTTATCCAACCTTCATTGGTTTGTTCTCCAGGCTGCGCGCACTCTTCACATGTTCTAGCGCTCATACTTTCTGCCATAGCAATAACACCATCACAATAAGCATCGGTAAAATTTGTATATACGCGCAATGTCCCAAATTTCTCTTTTATCTGGGTAAATACGATTTGTTTTGGCGCTTGTCTCCAAATCTCTCGCGGTCTATTGGCAGTAATATCATCACTTACAAGTCTTGTAATTTTATTATCATCATAAGACATTTTCTTGTAGCGAAAACGCAGGTTATTGCTGTTTCCAGCAACAGCCTGTTTTAGAGCCCGGTTATAACGCAGAGTATCTGCTGCACCTCTTCTTGTGCTAACAATATGATTTTGAATAGAACTACACATTCGATCTAAAATATAATACCAACCGGGACCACATTCGATGGCAATTGTAAAACTGCGACCGCGTATGGTTTTTAATGGAAATAGTTTTGGATATTTATCAGTAAGTTGTTTTACATTATCAAACATATCTATTCATCCTCTTCTTTGTAAAGTTTGTAAGGGATTTCATTTTTGCCTCGCGGGCACACTCCACAACTGCCCCATATAGCAACTGGGACGTTTCTTTGAATACACAGACCATATGCGTGACAAATCTTCATTTTTTCGTTGAAATCTGCGTATTTATCGTCAATAAGTGGTGGAGTCTGTGTAATTTCGGTAGCATAACTGTTTTTAGTGTTGAAAAGAGATGAAGGATATACTATTTCAGCATTAAAAAGATAGGAGGGATATAAATCACTATAACTAAAATTTGTGCCACAAACTTCATTTGTTAGTTCTTTAAACTTGCTAAATGATATATCTCCGGTCAATAATTTCCGTAATGGACCGTCGATAAAATCTAATATTAATTGTTCTTTTTGTTTTGTATCCATAGTCAATCCCAAAATTTATCAAGACATTCTAAAGCGGCAATAAAATCATAATATGCCAATCCTGAACGAAATGCACCAATCTGATCAGGATAATCACCATATCGACAATATTGCCTATCGATATGTTCCTTCATCTCTTTTAACTGTTTTACGACACCTTTTGTGATATAGCTAGAAGAAATATACTGTTTATAGCTATAACTACCATCATCCTCTTTCGACAGAACATCACTACCAGCAATATCAACTATTCGGCAAAGTCCTGTTGCGTAAGGGTTGGTTTTTTCTAAATTTTTGGGTGTATCAGTATCTTCATCAAGAATTGAAGATTCTAAACTGTTATAGTATTTTTCATACTCTTCTACGTTGAAGATACATTTAGCCTTTGTATAAGCACCTAAACAGCCAAAGTATGTTTCTTCTTCTGGAACTGAAAAATTGATTTCAAGAAGAAAAAAAGAACTATTTTCTGAATGGGATTTTTTATTAGTGCCTTTTTTGATACTATTGATTTTGAACATTGTTTTTTAGTATACCTTTTTTATAAGAATAAAAGCTCATTTTCATACGCAAAATAACTCTTAGTATCTTTCTGAGAAATAATAACATAGCCGTTGTCTTTATAAGTTAAATCACAATGTGTGTTTTTCTTAAAAAGTTTTTTAGCTGGGATTATCTTTATCACAAGAAAAGTTCCATACTCTTGATCAAATGGACAACCTAACTTACCAATATAATTTTCTTTTTTACTTTTATAACCATCGTAACTAAAATTACGACATTTATAGCCTATAAAAGTAACTAAGTCTCCTTCTTCGAAAAGTGGTGGCGTCAAAACAGTTTCCATTACATATAAGTAATGGTAATAAAAGAAAAGCCACCTATTATTTAATAGGTGGCTTTCTTAAATCAAACGCTTACACCTTTTTTGATAATATCGACATAGTGTTGAATTTCGCCAAGATCTTCATCACGCTTGAGACTACGATATGCTTTAAGAACACAAGACATTTCTTCACGCGAAAGCCATTGATTCTCAACATAAGAAGACTTCAGATCCTTAAGGTGTTCACGAAACGGCTCCATTGCCTTGAGAGTCTGATCAATCGCTTTAACATAGTTTTGAACATGGTCTTCTTTGGTGAGCTTCTTTTCTTCGGTAGCATTGTTCTGGCTAGTCATTGTTTTCCTTTATAATTGCTGTGATAGCGTTTTCTGGTGATAAAAAATATTCTTTTGTTCCAAATTTGCCAATCGGCATCGCATTTTCGGAAACCACCAGATCACCCTTCTCAAGCTTCCCCCACATCTTATCACAGGCGACGTCAATGTCAAGCACTTTGAAGAACTCGTATTTTTTTGCACCCTGCTCGTCTGGCATAATAAAGTTAAATTTACCTATTTCTGCAACTGATAAATCTAACTCTACTTTTTCTAATAAAATACGCTTATTAACTGGAATAACTGTCCAACCCATATATGTTTCCTTTCATTCTGCCCAAACAGATGACCAATCACCTGAAAGAGCGCCTTTTGCATAATCTGTTACTTTTTGTTCAAAGAAGTTGCTGTGGGTTACACCCAACATACCATCGACCCAAGGTAATGGATTTTTCTTTACCTTAAAGATACCTTTCATACCAAGTGAGATTAAACGACGGTCAGCGATATAGCGAATATACTGCTTTACTTCATCTTTTGTTAAGCCTTGCATTTCACCGATACCAAAGGCAAGATCAACAAACTTATCTTCAAGTTCAACCATTTTAGTTGCTATTGTATAAATCTCGCCTTTTAGTTTATCATTCCATATGTGACGATTTTCAGTCACAAACTCACGGAATAGCTTAATCATACTTTCTGAATGTAGTGTCTCGTCAGAAATAGACCAAGCAATAATCTGCCCCATACCTTTCATCTTGCCATTTCTGGCAAAGTTTAGCAACATTACAAAAGAACTAAAAAGTTGCATTCCTTCCGTGAAGGCTGAAAATGCTGCTATCTGTTGTGCAACTGAACCAGCATCTTGTTCGGTAAATTGAGTAAAATACTGATGTTTCTCTTTCATTGCTTCATATTCAAGAAACTCATTATAAGTTGATTCTGGCATACCAAGTGTTTCAATCAAATGTGAGTATGCTTGAATATGAACGGCTTCGCGAGCAGCAAAAGAACATAGCATCATTCTTACTTCTGGCTGTGGAAAATGTGGTAGATAGTTTTTTACATAACCACCAGCAACATCAATGTCTGCTTGCGTAAAAAATCGAAAGATATGTGTTAAAAACTGTTTTTCATTTTCTGAAAGATTATTTTTCCAGTCTTTTACATCTTCGACCATAGGGACTTCTGCAGCCAACCAATGCATTTGCTCACTTTGTTTAAAAGCATCAAAGGCAAAGGGATAGTTGAATGGTTTGAAGTATGTTCGTTCATCTGTAAGTTTTATTTTCTTCTTAGCCATCTTATTTTACTCCATTTATTTGTTTCATTGGCACGCCAAACATTCATCGCCTTCGACAAGTTTTTTCATATCAATTTCTTCTTCAATCTTATCTCGTAGAACTTTCTGACCGACGCGATCTGCTTTGCGAAGTTTGTCACTACGGCAGTAATAAAGAGACTTCAAACCTTTTTTCCAAGCCTGGAAATGGATGGCGTGAAGATACTTGATGTTTACATCCGGACGAAAGAAGACATTTACGCTTTGACCTTGATCGATGAAAACTTGACGGTCTGCGGCAAGTTCAATAACCCAGCGTTGATCTATTTCAACTGCAGTTTTATACACATCTTTTGTGTTTTGGTCAAGCCATTCTAAATGTTCAACTGAGCCGTCGTTGGCAATAATTGAAGCCCAAACATCGTTTATATCTAATTTTAATTCTTCACATTTCTTTTCTAAAACTTTTTCAAGAAACCGGTTTTTGTAGACTGATGCTCCTGAAAGCGTGTCTTGACGAAACACATTAGCGCGATATGGCTCAATACTTGGTGAAGTATTACCCATAATCAATGACGACGAGGCATTTGGGGCTATACTCGTTGTATGTGAGAATCGTAGCTTCAATCCTGCTTTTTCAGCATCAGGACAGGGGCCGCGCTGTTCAGCAAGTTCAAAATTTGCTTTGTCAAGTTCTTGTTTTATATGTTTGAATATTCTCATATTCACAGATTTAGCAATAGCGCTTTCAAAAGGCAAACTTAATTTTTGTAGATAAGCATGAAAACCTAGTGTGCCTACACCAATAGAGCGTTCTTGTTGAGCTGAAAATCTGGCCCTGCTGATTGTATCTGGGGCATTATCGATAAAGTGTTGTAATACATTATCAAGCATTTCAGCAACATCTTTGATAAAGAGTGTGTCGTTTTTCCATTCATCAAAATATTCCAGGTTCAATGAACTAAGGCAACAAACAGCAGTTCTTTCTTTATTTGTTGGCAAAAAGATTTCAGTGCATAAGTTTGAACCATTGATTTTCAATCCCTGATTTTTTAAATGATCAGGCAGAGCTTTATTGGCTGTATCAATAAAACACAGATATGGTTCGCCTGTTTGTATACGCATTTCAACAATACGCTGCCATAGATCGCGGGCAGAAACTGTTTCACGAATAGCGCCAGTTTTTGTATCTCGTAAGTGCCAACTATCATCAGCCTTCGGATCAACCATACATTTTTCAATGATCTTCATAAAATCATCGGTGATATTAATACCGTGATGAAGGTTGGCGCAACGCATATTTTGGTCGCCAGTTGGTTTACGCATTTCCAAAAACTGAATTATATCTGGATGGCTAATATCTAAATAAGCAGCGTATGAGCCACGACGAGTCTTGCCTTGGCGATATGCCAAAGAAGAGGCATCATATATTTTTAAGTGAGGCATAATACCAGCTGATTTTGAATCAGATGCACGAATTCCCAAGTGAATACCCACACCACCGCCCAACATTGATAGCCAGTTTGTTTCTGATAGAGTGTTTACCAACCCTTCTGAAGAATCGTCCATATAATTCAAAAAACAGCTTATGGCCATACCTTTTTTTGAGCGACCATATGACAAAATTGGTGTTGAATAACTTAACCAATGTTTAGAAGAATAATCATAAAGCCTTTGCGAGTGTTCTAAATTTGAACCAAATTGTTTGGATACAAAAGCAAAACGCTCTTGTGGCGACTTTTCTTCTTCTAACATATAAGATTCTTTAAGTCTTCGAAGACCTAGTTCGTCAAGCAATGAATCTCTTTTAAAATCAACATCGATACCGTTATCCAACTTTGTCATTTACTAGTCCTCTGTGATATAGCGAATCTTAGAAACTTCTATGCACTAAATGGTCAGCTGCATAAATGGCAGCAACATTTTGTGGTTTAAAAAACGTAGGGAAGCCGAAACTTGTAGCATATCCAATAGCAGAGTTTAACAACTTGTTGGATAAATGTTGTGGATCTGAATTGAGATCCAAATCAACTGCTTCAATGTCAATATTGTATTCTTCTCGTAACATATTTGCAAAAGAAACTGCTTTTTCTACCTCAAACCAAAGTCTTTTATACATATTTTCTATCTTGGGTATTTTATCTCTAAGATACACGATAAATGCACCACTATTGTTTGGATGGACTCCCACCAATACGGTTATATAGATAGTCTTGTCTTTTGTGTTTAAGCTATCGCAACCAACACGATATTTTATTCCTGGTGATTTTTGCTTTAAAAAATCTGCCAGCAAAACCGGTTCGTCTGAAGTATATGTTTTTATTTTAAGATTGTTCATGTCGGAATACTTTCTGGTGGCTTACTTACTGTCACATCACTTTTAAACTGAACATATTTTTCTTTCAGCTTGTTAAGTTGCTTTTTAGAAGCTTTCTTTTCTATGTCTTCTTTGGATTCATTAGTTGGTTCAAAGACTCTAATTTCTGCACAACTTGTATCCATAAAGATCGGACATATAATACCATCTGAACCAAATCGATTTTTAGCAATTAACATACGTCCACTGTTTGTCTTTTTATCATCAAGAGTTCGTGAGACTGTAAAGATAAAATCAGCTACGAAACATTTGTTAAAAGCTTCACTAATACTGTCTAGCGTGATTACTTCTGCATTTAGCCCTGAACGGTTTGTTTGGCTTGCAGTCCAGATAGGACAGCCAGTTTCTTTAGCCAAACCGCGAAGCTCTTCATAGATGCTTTCTAACTCTTCACGCTTTTCTTTTCTACTAGTAGATGGCTTTAGTAGATCTCCGTAGTCTACGATAATCATGCCAACATCTACACCGCGTTGCCGTATTTTTTCAAGATGATTACGTATTGTGCTTGTCGATGCACTTTTTGTTGGATACTCTTTGATAATAAGCTTGCCAGTTACATCTTTAATCTTCTCGAAAACAACATCTTTCTTGGCTTGCAAAGCATCTAGCGGTATACCGGTTATAGCACTATCATAACGAAGTCCAATTGACTTATCATCAAGTTCTAAAGTGTAATGAAGCACAGTCTTACCAGCTTTAACAGCTTGGGCACCAAGATGGACTAATACAAAGCTTTTACCTGCACCGGTAGGAGCAACAACAACTCCCAATTCACCTCTACCCAAGCCACCACGCATAAATCCATCGAATACATCCCAACCGGTTGTAACTACTTTTCTAGCTTTTAGTTCATATCTCTGTTCAAAATGTTCATCATATGAATAGCCAAAATCTGAATTTGTGCCTAGCTTGATGGCGTTATCGATAAGTTGACGGATTTCTTCAAAAGAAGATTGCTTCAAAAGTTCGACGCTTTTGATCATAGCTTCTTTGAGCTTTTGTTTTTTACAAAATTCAACAGAATTACACTTGACATATTCGTCATCAACACCAGTAGCACCTGATGCGAATCTTGCATAAAATTCTCGTATTTGCTTTTGTAAAGCTTCGTTTTCGTCGTCCATTTCTGAACGCAATATGGTTTCTACAGTTGCTTGACTAGCATACTTACCATATTTTGTTTTATAATCAAAAATCTTTTTTGCGAAGACACGAAGATATTTAAGTTCAAAGAAGTTGTAATCCAACACTTCACCAATTTGGTTGGCAAAGATTGGATCTTGCATAATCAAATATGCAAGCTTTTCTTGAAATTGTTTTCCGAAAGAAGAAAAGTTTGTTTCTCCCTGTTGTATTTCATCCATTTAATTACTCCAGATCAGAATATTAAATCTGATCCATAAAATCTACTTCATTATCAGTGCTTTAAGTCACTAGTGCAGTATCACTGCGTCATAGTATCACAGTCCCTTGTGATCTGCAATGATCTTTTTCAGAGCCGCATAAAGTTCGTCAAATTTTACTTCACCAAAACCATCTTCAATCATCATTTTACGAATTTCTGTTAGATTAAATTCTGGATTATAGTTTTGCAAAGTATAATCAATCTTCTTTAAAACTTGATACGACATATTAGGAGACTTAAGCTGCATCACAGAAAAGTTTGTGTGTATTGTATCGGCTTCATCAACTATACTTTGGAAAATCTTTAGCTTTGAACCATCTTCAACTTGTTTCTTACAGAAATCAATTATCTCTCCTGTTAGATACTCTTTCTCTTCTGCCAAAAAAGTCATCTTGTTGGAAATTGTTTTAAGGCCAACACCTTTAACACCGTCGATGTTGTCAGAAGGATCGCCAGCTATAGCGCGTGCAACAGCAAAGTTGTTTGGATGAATTCCAAACTCTTCTAGAATCTTTTTTGTTGTTAGCACTTCATTTTGAATTGGTCGGAAAAGAACCGTTTTGTTATTACATAGCTGAATGAAATCTTTATCGGAGGATACAATTACTTTATCCCAGTCTTTAAAATATTCGTGGTTACAAACAACAGCAATAAGATCGTCAGCTTCTATTTCCTTTTCTAGAAATTGGATTGTTGGCATACAATTAAGGTATTCCATTACCTTTAACTGTTGCCATACTTTGTTTTGAATTTCTTGGTCTTCGGTGAGATTCTTTATGTCTCGATTAAGTCGAATAGGTTTACGACCATCCTTATAAGTCTTTATAATTGTTTTTTTCTTACGACTTCCACCTGGACCATCGTGACAAACAACAATGCAAGAAGGTTTAACTTCTCTAACCAATTTTTGCAAAGATTTAATATATCCCTTGAGTCCACCAATTGGCTTTCCGTGTGTTGAGATACTTGGATCTACGATGTAGTTCCTTATGAAATTGTTAAGAGAATCTATAATCATTAACCGTTTTGTCATTTTGTTCCTTATAAGGATGAATACCCCCGTCTAGACGGGGGTATTCATTGGTTTGCTTTACATTTATTTAGCGTTTGTGATTGAAACCAAAAAATACTGACCAGCCACTTCCAATATGCGAACAGTCATAAGACTTCATACTGTTTTTATCAAGCACAATACCTTTTTGAAAACACCACATTTTTAATGCTTCAAACACTTCATCTTGGTTAAAGGTATATAAGCCTTCGCTTGTTTTTTGATCAAAATCACTAGTCATAAATAAACTTCTTTTTTTATTAAGCTGCAATAAACTCTGTCACAATAAACTTACCGTGATGATCTGTGCCGTTGCGTTCAAGAAAATAATCAGTAAGCTTGGATGGTTCTCCAACCAGACCAATCATATCTCGATTACGAAGAATACAATTTTCTCCATTGTCATTAACATAAACAACTTTTCCTACTTCTGCTTTTTTCAATGCGTGTTGACACAACAAGCAAGGCTTACCATTTTTATTTTCGCGAGCAGTTGGAGAAGAAGTATTATTAAATCTGTAAATAAAAATCTTACTACCTTTGGCTTTTTCTCCAAGCTTATCGAGTAGATCAATTTCTGCGTGCATGGAACACTTAAAAACAGATTTATTCCTAGAATATCTGCGCTTATTAACGCCATAGGCCAGCGGCTTTCCACCTTTCACTGCAAAAGCAACAACTTGATGTTGCAGTGTCTCGTCACGGTATTGAGATGCAAGATCTTCAGCTATGTACTACAAAATCAAGATACTTCATGGTATCAGGCTCCTATTTTCTTGGGTCAGTCCAGTTGATCTGACTTGCAGACCCATCTTAACACACAACTGGTAATCTGTCAAGCAAGGTCTTCGTCGTCTGCATTGATTGACTCTTCCTTTTCATAAAACTGTGAAGCCATACCTTCACGCTTATCAAATTTAAGAATTACTTCTTCATTAAGAAGATCAAAAACTCGTTGTCTAAACTTTGTTTCTTTCATCTTTTCTGCCCAATCAGCTGTGCGAAACTTCTCAGAAGAACCATCAGAGTGTACCAGAGTATTCCAAGAACCTACTGTAAGACTAGGTGAAGATTTAATAGCTTCAAATAGTGATTCGTCATCAAGAACACCAACACGATCAGCCCACATAATCTGGAATTCACAAGCACGACCTTGTGTGCCAAAGCGAGATTTTTCTAATCGTGCTTTTACTAATGAACCAATACGAAAGCCTTTGGAATCATTAACAAAACTATCTTTTGCTTTTGAGCCAGTGAGCCAGATACGCAAACTATAAGCATATGCTGGTGACTTTCCACCTGGAGTAAAGAACTTTTGAGATTGTGTCCAATACTTAGGATTACCGTCGCCACCAATATTAAGCTTAAGCTGATTCAGGATCAATAGCGTCGAACGACTCTCTGCAATAGGGATTGTTAATTTTGAAAACCCCTTTGAAAGAATACGAGCTTTTACTGCCATTGAAGATTGAGGATTAAAATCTCCTTCAACATCGGTAATGGTGGGGGTCATTGCTAATGAATCCCAGATAAATAAGAATCTAGAACCACCATTTTTGATCAATTCTTCGATTTGTTCTAAAACTGCTTCTACTGAAACAGCTTGAATATAAATAAGATTTTCTAGATCGCAACCAGCATTTTGCAGAAACTTAGGATCGATAGCTGATTCGCTATCAAAGTATACTGGGACTATACCTTGCTTTTGTGCATTTGCAGCCACTTGAGCAGCAATATAACTTTTTCCCGTTGCTTCTTCACCGGCAATTTCAGAAATTTTACCTACTGGTATGCCAGCTTTTTTACCACGACATATAATAGAGTCTAGCCATGTAGAACCGGTAGATATCCATTCTTTTACTTCTGTAGGATTTTCTTCTGTTAGATCGTGAGCAACACTCATACCTGCTTTTTTATTTAACAGAGTGCGCATTTCACCAATTGAAAGTTTTCCAGCCTTTAAAGTCATTTATAGCTCCTATAAAAAAGAACCGGCACATTTTACTATGCCGGTTCTTTTCAAATGTCATCTTACCATCAATCACGAAGAGATTTAAGTGCCGCATCGACACTAGATAGCTCTTCAAATTTAGTAACACCTTCACTATCATCTGGTGCTTCACCGGCTTCGCCGCTGTTAAGAAATTGTTCTAGCATAAGTTTAATTTCTTCAACCGGGCGACGCTTATGTAGCTTATCAAAGTCAGGAATACGAGCAAGAATATCTTTACAAGATTCTGGATCCATATCCTTACACATAGGACTAGAACGACGCTTTAGGACAAGCTTAGTTTCTGGGTATTTCTTTCCACCAGCTTTCTTACCATACTCTAGATCGATATCTACGCCTTCATCTAGGTCAGTGACGTCACCATATTCTGGATTAAGAACTGTCTCAATCAGGAATTGATAAGTTGTCTTGCTATAACCCCAAATCTTGGGTCCATCTTTCTCATCATTACGAATAAGAACTGGAGAGAAAAAGCGCTGCTTCTTCACCATCTTTGAAGCCAACTCACGCGATTCTTCGTCTTTATCGTTGTAAAGCTTGCTAACAAATTCACAGATTGGGCAGGCTTCTCCAAAATTTCCTTTTGGACAAAGGATGCTTTCTTTTCCAAATCCATAGTGGAAGAAGAAAGACTTAAAAGGATCTCCATCTGGTGTAGGAAGGATTCGGATTGTTTGAACTCCTTCTTGTGGCGACCAGAACTTAGCATTCTGTTGCTTGCCACCTCCCTTAAGAGTATCAAGTTTATTACGCATTTTTGAAATATCAATAGCCATTTTTTTCTCCATTACAGCCGCAATTGGCCGGGTTAATACACGGTCGGTGTTTATTCCGACCGCAAAGTGATCTTAGCACACACCAGATCTCTTGTCAAGCACTGAGATCGACATTTTGTAATATGTGTGTGCTAACTTCCATATAAGTATAATTATCTGTATACTCATTTTGATAGATTCCGAAACCTCCAGTAACATTTTCGGCTAATCTATCTTTAACTTGAATTTTAATTTTCTGCAAAAGCTTTCCATCTTTTTCAAGTTGAATCTTACTCATCGAGTAATAAAAGAATTTATTTGTTATATTATTTAAATTATAAAACAAAGATTCTTTGCCTGTTTTTGGATCTAATGTTCCAAAGGTTGTTATTTTGTTTATGTCTAAAGTTTGTGGATTTGTTATCGTAACAGGTTCGATGTGCTTAAAAACATTTATCATATGTATTGTCGACACTATTGCTTGATTGATTTTTTGATGATAAACAGCAATCGGGGCTTCACCAATTATTTCTTCCATAGAAAGGTTGTCTACCAAATACAGTTTATGAAACAAACCAGATCTTGCATATTCTTGCAAGATATTAAATGTTATCTTTTCTTGTAGAAGTTTTTTGTGCGATATCAGATTTAAATCTGGTCTAACATATAGTATTGTTATTCTTGTATGCCTTATTTGCTCTAATATCGCTAAGGTAGCACCGGTTATATCAGAAGAACCAACCAGAACAAACAATACCTCATCTTCTAAGTCTTTAAAAAAGAGTTTTAAATCCGGACACTTCTCTTCATATAATTCTGGCGATTTAAGTTCTGGCAGACTTATCGAACGCTCTGATGCAGGTAAATTTACACCGATTTTATAAACGGTATATTGTTCATACGATGAGAACAAATCAGCGATTCGATTTCCACCGTTTCCTAATCCGATTACATCCATGACGCATTCCTTGTTTTATCTTCTTGCATATTTCCGAAATCGGTTCCAAAAGAAACATTAACAGGAAAGACCCCAAGCTTATTATTAGACATAACGTTAATAGCATCATTAACGATCTCTCTGTCATCACTGGTAATATCAAGAAATATGGCATCGTGTATAATAAATGGTATAAAGCTTGTGCTGTTGTGGCTACTTAGCAGTTGATCGATTTCTAGTGCCTGTAACAGCACCAAATCGGCTGTGGTCGATTGCACAAGATAGTTAAGAGCGTGGAAGGGGTCTGCTTCAATTCTTCGTCCAAATGGATTCTGGATGGTTTTTCCGTCATAAAACTTATCTAACAATAATTTTGTTTCAAATAACTCTGAGAACTTTTCATATTCAGCACTTCGTGAACCATAAAGCCAAGCAAACAATCCCTTCTTTGCTTGTTCTCTAGTAATTCCTAGCTTATTAGCATTCCATTCGTGTAAATCGCCTTTAGGTTGTTCTTTGCCAGCTAATGAAAGTAAAGTTCTTGCTTCTGCTGCATTATAATCTATTTCAACAAAAAGATCGTTTGTTGGCTTGACTAAGGAACGATAATCAGAGTTCATCGTTAATATAGGAAAACTTTTTGCTATTGAACTTAACCTACCTGTTCTGGTTCCAAACTGATTATAATTAACTGATCTACTGTAATTCTTAAGATTATCTATAAATTCATTAGTTTTAATGATCTTATTAAGAGAATTTTTATTAAGATCTAGTTTTAGATCTCTTGATCTGATCTTACAGATCAATTTTTCAAGTTTTAAGTAGAAAGAATAATTTGATGGTTTTTGATAGTTAATAAACGCACTATCAACGATTTGACTTTTAAGTTCGCAATATTCAAGCAAAAATTGCGTAGGAACAAGATCAAAAAAGCAATTGTCTTCTAAATTAATTTTAGCTTCTGTAAAAGAACGAAAAAAAGCATCTAGCTTTTTATTTTGTTCAACCAACTGATTTTTAAGGTTTTCTGGACATATCTGTTCTATGGACTTGCCTTCAACCCACAAATGGCCAAACATAATTTCTTCGTCATCAAAGGTCGATGAATACTTCCAAGTATGCGTCAAGCCTACCGGTAGCTTGTTGAAGTAAAGTTTGCCATTGGTATAGATTCCTTTGCACTGTTCTTTGTCGTCAAGTGTTATAAAAGACAAGTTAACCTCAATAAAAGCGGAAATTGCGCTGCTTGCGATCTGACGCTGCTGGCACTTTTACCAAAGGAACAAGATACTTCATCGCGGCCTTCAAGTCAAGCGCTTCTTTGATTTGAATAAAGTTCGACACGATGTGATCGAATTTTGTCTTATCCCAACTATAGTTGTTTTCTCTCGCTTTTACATAAACATACATTTTCATAAAAAAGTGGTCATATTCTTGTTTTAATACATCTTCTGATTTTATAAAATCTAAGTTAAATTCTTTGTAATTTACAATTGTTGAGCCGCTTTTCTCACATATTTTAAAATTGGGTTCTCTGACTAACTTACTGGTTGTTATGTATGTATTATAAAATTGTAATATGTAAAATCTTATCAATTCTAGATCATAGCTATCTGCTGTAATATAGTTTAAATCATAGATATTATCTTGAGTCAATTGATAACTATCCATATATGGCTTCATTGCTGGCGAATCAATATCTGCCCATAGTCTCCATGGCACTTGTTTATCTGGAAAGAAGCCAAACTTCATGGCAGTTTTTTTAAAAAGTGCGTAATTTGGATCTAACAAAAAAGTAGAATATTTCGCAGCGTCGTCGGACGAATCCAGAGAGTTAACATCGAAACATAATCCTGATATAAGCGGATCTGCCATTCGTGATCCAACATAGCTAGAAAAATTTAAAGGTATTGATGGGCTGACCTCGTCGACATAATTAATAAATTCGTTAGCAAAATCGTTTAAACTCTTAATTGTAACCTGATTATTAACAATCATTTTATTAACTTTACTAAATAAGCTTGACATATAATAAAAATACATTCTACCTGCATTCAAAGAAGCATATTTAGCATTTACTGTTTGTATTATTCCGCTTTTAGAAACTTTATTTATTTTCTTAAGATAATCCCAATAAGAAATAAAATCTCTATAAGCATCAAAAACGAAATTCTGAAATTTTATTTCATTTCCCTTACCATCGTTCATAGACTTCATTCTTACAGAATCAGTAATAACGGCAACATGTGCCAAATTTACTCTTCCATAATACTGTTTTTCATAAGTTATATTAATTGGCTTGTTGTCAGAGTAAAGAGGGTGACTGAAGGCTCTTACTTCGTAAAGCTTCTTTTGATAATAAGAAGCCAAAGTAGTGCTGTTGTTTGTCCCGCTGGGATCTGAATTTATATCCAGCGAAGGATCTTTTGTTTTTAAATCCATTTTTTTCATTGCAATACACCTTTATCGGGCATAACACCGCTTGGAACAGGACCATACTCTTTATCGCCATCATTAACAGTGCCATCGCCAAATGCCGACCAAGCACCTCTGATAGAGGTTCTGAAATCTCCAATTTCAACCGTATTATCTACTTCGGTTATCAGATAATATCCGCCAAGACCTATCTCTCTTAATATCTGCGAAGTTTGGTGAACACTTGAATCACCACCATAATATGGCATAATATACACATATGTGCCAGCTTGAAAAATTGTATTACCAAATGTTTCCAATGAGACATTATATTTTTCTCTAATAATCTTTGAACTACCTTGACCAGCACTAGTCCCTGCCAATATATTGTCAGCTCTTCTATGCGGTTTATCGATTCGTGAGAATTTTAAACTTCGTATTGTGCCTTTTGAATCGCCAGGATACAAATGTAAAATCCCATCTTTTTTATCTTTTTCATAATCACCCACTCTTTCATATGGCGAATCATTTAAACAATACACAACAAGATAATCTTTTCTTGGCAAGAAACTTTCACTTTTTGGATCGTGATCTCTCTCGGAATCTTCTCCTCTTGTTCTTAGTGATTCTAACGCATTTTGAGCAATTCTAAAACCACCCCCAGTAGGATTGTAATCTTTATAAACTTGTGAATTCCAAGAATAGTTATCTATATTATAAGTAAATGCAACTTCATTATTTGGATTGCAAATAGAAGTAAAACTGTCAACTGATAATCTAGCCTTTTGTTTTGGCGCATAAGTATAAACTTGGTTTGTTAAAGCAGAAAGAACCAAATCATTAATAATAGCAGAAATAAAATCATTTAAAGTCATTCTATCAATATTTTTATTGACAATTGTTTCATTAAACCATCTTGTAAATTCTTTTAATGAAATAGGAACATCACCAATATTAATGCTGAGTGGTTTACCATTAAAAACTTTTACATATTTTGGTTTGTTTTCTTGTTGTGCTTCTGTGCTTTCAAAAACGCGATAAACTTGTCCATTGTCTTGGATGCTACCATAGTCGATTATTGTCATTGGCCCAAGAATAACTCTTGTTTTTTTGTTAATAAAATTTGGATTTTTCTTGTTGGTATCCATCATTGGATCAACAACGGCATCTATAAGAGAACTAAAATAAAAGAAAGGAAATTCTCTTCTTCCTCGCGGAACATTTGTTTTACTTTCAAACTCTCCACCAAGTATTGTATCATACAAATCGTTATTTGCTTCTTGAACATCTTCATCTATTGCAGCATTGCCTATAGTGCGTGTTTGATCAGCAATTCCTCTTGTTGGTTCTGATCTACTAGCATCTGCAAGCCCGGAAGCTTGTTGACGCTGTTCTCTCGCATTTGAGTCAATTGTTTCATTTGAAACATTACCGGTTGGAGAAATACTGTTGACGCCTGTTTCGGCAGCTTTTGCTCTTAGAACATCTTTTTCTTCTTTTTTGGCCTGGCTTATTCCTTGTTGTTGTTTCCTAGCTTCTTCAATATTCTTTATGTTCGTTGGTTCAGAAAGACTAACTGTTCCTCTAAGCTTTGACAGTAACTCAATAATTTTTTCATCGTATGAGAAAAGATGCAATTGCTTTTTTTGAAGCATTTTTGTTACAAAATAATTAAATTTTGCTTTTTTTGAAGCCTGAAGAGTAGAATCTAATTTTTCTTGAAGTTCCTTAACTGCTTTTTCGTTATCTTGCATTTTATCTTTCGCAGCAGTGTCAGCGAAAAAATTTGTAAATCCCGACCGCTGCCCTTGTTGCTGAATATCTTCTTTTACTAGTTCTCCATTTTGTTCATTAATTTTTTTAATGTCTTCTTTTAAGCTTTCAATCTGTTGCTCATAAACTCTACCTGTAGTTAACACATTAGCAGATTCAATATTGTTTATTCCAAGATCAACTCTGCCGATAAAGTCTATATTTAAATCAATAGAACCATCTTCATTAAACTCTATTGTATGGCTTACGAAGTTAAGATAAAGAACTTCTTTTTGACTTTTAATTGCTTTTAGAAATAATTCAATATCTTCTCTTTTAGATCCATTATCTCTTAAGCTTTGTATGCCACCATCACT